CTGATAAGGTCCTCCATTGTAGAGCCACTCATCAATGTTAGCAGCTTCCCAGATGGGGTAGAAGTGCATCCCAATAGCGTTGCTACTAGGTACAACAGCTCCAGATATAATGTTGTTGCCATAAAGTAAAGATCCTGCGACTGGTTCGCGTATGCCGTCAATGTCTACTGGCGGTGCAGCGATGAATGCAATAATAAAACAGGTGGTTGCGGTAAGAAGACAGGGTATCATAAGGACACCGAACCACCCCACGTAGAGGCGGTTATCGGTGCTAGTAACCCAGTCACAGAATTCATCCCAGTTTTGTAACGGGGATCTATTAAGTGTGGATGTCGTCATTTAGAATAGTCCGGGAATAATCTGTCCAGTAAAAATATAGGAACCGATTGCTGCAATGAATCCTATCATAGCGAGCTGTCCATTGACACGCTCAGCATTCTCAAAATAATCTACGTCGATTACTTCTACTTGTGGTTCAGTTGCGAATTTGTTGTTAGGCATTAGGGGTTAGAATAAATGTACTGGGCGAGGACGAAGGTTCGGGTCGCCACGTTTATTATTTTATTTTTGTTTAGATCCTTTATCCATTCTGGTAGTTTTATCTACATACTTACCAAGTGGACTATCATCAAATTTTTGAAATGCTTTCTTCAATCCTGATTGAACTTTGGATTGCCAAGTCTTAGTAGCTGAGCCATCGCCCTGCTTACCTTCCCAATAATCTTGTGGCATAATTTAGAATTGTAAGTTACCTGATCGTTCTAGTTTAGCAATAACATCCTGTCTATATGCAGGATCATTATCATATTTAGGATCACTCATAGCCCTGACTAATTCAGCTTGGCTACGGTAAGCATCCTTCTGTTGTACTGGTGCTTTACCTGTTAACATTCTACCTTCGTATCCATTTGCATTTTCGTATTGTGCTTTTAACCCATTAACTGCAAGTCTTATCGCATCAATACTACCTGAATTAATAACCTCATCAAAAGCTGCTATCTCATTAGGTTGTAGATTGTTACTAGCCCAATCAGTTATTTGACTGTAGGCTTCTTCGCCACCAGCTGCTGTTTTAATCTCATTAACTTGAGCATCTGTGATGTCTCCTACTGCACCAGCCTCTGGTTGATTATCTTGTAGTTGCATGTACGCTTCTACAAGATCTTTACTAGGCATTGATGCTAGTTTATTTAAAGTCTCAGGTGTTAGCTGACCATTATTATCAAACTCATCAGAAGCTGATGTAATTAACTGAGCTGTTGGACTAAGGTCTTGAGTGTCTTCTTCAGGTGTTTCCGGCAACACTTCTTCTTGCTCAGTTTCAGCTTTAGATGTTTCTTCTTTGCCATCTTCTCCTAATTTTTTTTGAAGATTTATGTATGCTTTCTCTAATTCTTCAGCATCTTTATATTTACCAGCAAGTAATTTATCTTGCTGTTCTGCCATTTGTTCACCAACAGCTAAAGAATCTTGTTCATCAGCTGTTAGTTGTATACCATCCTGTTCACCTACTATCTCAGCAGGTGGATTAGGATCTACTGTTAATGTTTCTGCCATAATTACTGTTCAGGTGGTTGTTGTGCCATGCCTCCCATCATTGATTGGAAGTCCTCTTTAGCATCAGGATTCTTACTTGGATCCATTAATGGAGCACTAGCTATAGAACCTGCCTGACTGACAAGTGCTTGGTTAGCTTGTGCGTTAGCTTGTTGCTCAGCTTCTTGTTGTAACTGTTGCTGTGACTTAATGAGGTTTAGGTAATCAATACCTTGAGCAGCTGCCAATCTCTTGATAGCTTCGTCAGGGTTGACAAACTTCATCAATGCTTCAGGTCCAAGAGTCTGTGCAATAGTTGATATAAATGTAGTAAGAGCTTCCCTGTCCTGACCTCTACCTAATGCGTTAACACCAGCTACAATCTTAGGACGTACTAGATTTTTAGGTATCTTAGGAATCTGATTACTACGTTGTAGAACTAATAGTGTTCTACGTAAATATGGTTCAAGGAATTCAACAGTAAGTAGTGAATAAATTCCACCGAGTTGTTGATCCAATTCCATCTGTGTGAGGCGGACTTCTTCCGCGGTAGTGCGTTCGCTTTGACGTACATTAAGTACAAGGAAAGCATCTAATATTCTACGCTCAATTTGCTGAGCCATCTGTGCAGCTGTAGAGAAGTCAGCAGTTTTACCTACTTGTACTACACCTACATCCTCTGGTCTACCTTGAATGATAGCACCGTTGCCTGCTTGGCTTAGAGTCTGTGGTTTAGTAGTTGCTGAGGGTGATACAAGGAACACCACTTTAGCGGCTGCTGCAGAGCCTTCTACGAGTGCCTGAGAGAGTCCGTTAAGTGAACGCAGGTCGCCAATAAATTCTTCGACTCGTCCTCTTCCGTAATCCTCTCCATCAACTGAGTTAAATCTTAAGACGAGCCAAGGACTAGCATTCTTTGGTGCTGAACTTTGACTATCCTTGAGGATCATATCATCGACCTCTTGATGCCATGTCCAACGTCCACTTTTATTGTCTAGTTTGACGCAAGTGTACACTTCTACATCATCGTCTTGTGAGCCGTATTCACCGTTAACATCATTCGGTTCTTTCATAGGCAGCTCAACACCTAATACTTTTCTACTAATTAATTCTTTTGTTACGATCTCAATGATGTTACCATTACCATCTCTGTTAACTACATATCTCTGTAGTGGATAATGTTTAAGACCATCCTTACCCATATAAATGAGTGCATTACCTGACACAATTAAATGTTTCAAGGCTTGATGAATTACAACTCTATCACTTGAAGCTGCAATGTAATCCATAACCATCCTCTCCATTTTAGAGAATGATAAATCTAATTCACTGCGGATTTCAGGTGGCATCTCTTCACCTAACTTATCATCTCTGACTTGTAGTTTGAAGAAGGTTGTAGAAGGAGGTAGCATAGCTAACATAAGCTTTGCTGCTAATGTTACTACTGCTTTAGCTCCTACCGATTGCCAAGGTTGTAATAAATGCTTATGATTTTTACTAGAAGTATCATGTTGTACTAAATATGGTAAGGTTAATTCAGAACATTCAACAGCTGTATCTAGAAACGAAGATCTATTACTAGCTAATTTTGAATACCTTTCTTTTGCATACATCATACTGTGTTCACTCCGCTAGTATTTGCAGCGGGTGATCTAGGTATATTGATAGCTAAAGAAGATGCAGGATTTCTAGCAAATGGATTTCCTTCAGCATCTTTTCTATCATCACCATAAGTAATATCAGGCTTATCAGTATCTTTTACAAGAGGTTTCGATGCCACTAATGTAGTATCAGTATCTTTTGCAGGAGCTACCCCAGGAGTGAAACCAGCTCCTTTAGTTTTTCTAGAGTCATTAAATAGGCACATTTTCCTCGTCTAATAATTGTTTTAATCTACGTACCACGTTGTCTTGTCCAGCACGATACATGATTGATTCGATAGGTTCTTTTGGATGGACTGGTTGCCACGGGAACTCGCTATCCAATTGAGCAACCAGTTTTTCTAACTTATCTGAGTGTAACTTAAGCGTACTTAGGGAGATTTGTGTTTGCATGTTCGAAGAACGCTGGCATACGAGCTCGCTGTGTCTCAGAAAATTCGGGTGCTTTGCCCTCATACATTAAGCGATCACTGGCATCCAGCCAAAATTTTTTGTCCAAATATTTATCAGCAGTATTTATACCTAGGGGCTGAAGAATCCAGTTAATGGTGGCTTTCCTAAGTTTATCCAAAGAAGGAGAGGCATGTAGACCAAGCTCAGCACAAACAAGGGAATTACTACCGACATGGATTTGCTCGTCCCTTGAAATGTCAGCCGATATGGTCCGAAGAGCAGCATCGCCATTAAACCTAAAAAAAGGAAGAAGAACGAAGAATATTGCCCGTTCAGCCACCAAAGCTTTAGTAATGGTGTGGTCTGGGTGTCGTATCCAAGCATCTCTTAGTAACTTCCCCTCTTTTTCTTCAGTTTCATTTGTACCAAGGGCATCTGCATAGTATCCGAGAGCCAAATCATGTCTTTCTTCATCTTTTACATTGTCCTCTAGTAGTTTTCTAGCATTTT